GAGGGCATGAAATTCACCCCCATTGCAATTCCAAACAATGAAGCACAGTTTCTGGAAACCAGAAAGTTTCAGATTGAGGAAATAGCAAGAATGTACCGTGTACCGCTTCATATGATCGGTGACCTTGACCACGCAACATTTTCAAATGTGGAACATCTATCATTAGACTTCGTCAAATACAGCCTTGACCCTTGGATCGTTAGATGGGAGCAGTCTTTGCAGAAAGCCTTGCTTTCCGATTCAGAAAAAGGACAATATTTTATCAAGTTCAATGTAGACGGACTACTGCGTGGCGATTATGCTTCCAGAATGCAGGGCTATGCTACCGCAAGACAAAACGGCTGGATGTCGGCGAATGACATCCGAGAACTGGAAGATATGAATATGCTTTCAGACGAAGAGGGTGGAAACCTGTATCTCGTAAATGGCAGCTTTACAAAACTCGCTGATGCAGGAGCATTTGCAAATCCAAAAAAGGAGGAGAAAACCAAATGAAGAAATTTTGGAACTTTATCCAAAACGAAGATACATCAGAAACAGAGCTTCTGTTTAACGGTCCTATCTCTGAAGATACCTGGTGGGGCGATGAGGTGACACCTGCTTTGTTTCGTGATGAACTATCAAAAGTCAGCGGAAACTTGACAGTCTGGCTGAATTCGCCAGGCGGTGATGTATTCGCTGCAAGTCAGATTTATTCTATGCTAAAAAATCACAAAGGCAAGGTTACTGTGAAAATTGACGGCATTGCTGCATCAGCGGCTTCGGTTGTAGCAATGGCTGGCGATGAAACTTTGATTGCACCGACTGCCCTAATGATGATTCACGACCCTTCCACATCAGCAATGGGCAATAAAGCAGATATGGAAAAAGCAATTGAACTTCTGGAAGAAGTCAAAGAGAGCATTATTAACGCCTACGAAACCAAATCTCATCTCAGCCGAAACAAGATTGCAAAGCTGATGTCCGATGAAACATGGCTCAATGCGAAAAAGGCTCATGAAATGGGATTTGTGGACGGGATTCTCTTTGCAGAGAAGAAAATGCCTGTTGTTCCCAAAGAGGAAAAACCGGATGAAGAGGAAAAAGAAGATACACTGACCGCAATGACCTATTCCAAATCGAAGAATCTATCTGCATTCTTATCCAAAGTATCTGCATCAGCAGAATCCGTTACAGGTACATCGATTGACCAGCTTGAAAAAAGACTGGCACTTTTGAAATATTGATTGGAGGAATTGATTATGACCATTAAAGAACTCAGAGAAAAGAGAAAGAAGGCTTGGGACACTGCCCGTGATTTTCTCGACAGCAAGAGAAATGCAAACGGTGTTCTCAGTGAGGAAGATTCCAAGACTTACGATGCAATGGAACAGACAATTGTTGACCTTGGCAAGGAAATTCAGCGTCTGGAACGACAGGCTGAAATCGAAGCTGAAATGAACAAGGCAACTTCCACTCCTGTTCTCGGAAAACCCGCAACTCCGAATGTAACTGAAAAGACAGGTACAGCAAGCGATACTTACAAAAAAGCATTCTGGAACAGCGTCAGAAATCGCAATTGGATCGATGTCCATGATGATTTGCACATTGGTACAGATGCAGAGGGCGGCTATCTTGTGCCGGATGAGTTTGTGCGCCTGTAAAAGGCGATGTTTACAGTAGATTAGGCTCTACACCGCACAGCAGAGCGGTTGTCAATCTGCCTAACCGATGACAGGAAACTGGACACGGGAACACAGCACGGCAGAAACGCAGGAAACGCCAAAAGGATATGAGGCGAGTAGTACCTGCAATGACAAGATAACATAAGGATAAGGCTGGATTGCCAAAGCAAAGGTTAGCTCCTTTTTCCGGGAAGGGTGTGGAAATTATCCTGAAACCACTTTCATGATTCCACCATAATATTGAATTCGTTATGGTGTCTGCTATAGGTCATGAAGCAAGCGTGAGACCACGTGAGATAAACCGAAATGCTATCCCACAGTTATCACTTGCCTATAAACATCGTTAAACAGGGATTGCCTAAGTGAAAATGCCGAAAGGCTATGTCTATTCGAGACTGAATATTCCATATGGCAACGGAGCTTCCGTAGTAGTCCGAGGTGGGTAACGCCCACTACATGGCGAAGGGAAGCAGTTTGTTAATTCCAAAGTAAGAAGATGAAAGGGAGGAGAATCCTCATGAATCCAACATCGGAGATTTTGGAGCGTGTCAATAAAAGTTCCTCGGAACATCATGACGGAGTCTTTACAAGGCTCTTTCGCTACCTTCTGAGAGAGGACATTTATTTTGCAGCTTACCAGAAATTATATGCAAACAGTGGAGCAATGACTCCCGGAAGTGACAACGACACAGCTGACGGTTTTAGTGCTGAATATGTGTATGAACTGATTGAAGAATTGAGGTCAGGAAAGTACAAGCCGAAGCCTGTGCGCAGAGAATATATCAGGAAACAGAACGGAAAAATGCGCCCACTGGGTATTCCGTCATTTCGAGATAAACTTCTGCAAGAGGCGGTTAGAATGTTTCTGGAAGCAATCTATGAACCGTTATTTTATGACCAGTCACATGGTTTCAGACCGGAGAGAAGCTGTCATACAGCTCTAGACCAGATAAAGACAAATTTTCGTTCTGTAAAATGGTTCATAGAAGGTGACATCAAAGGTTGTTTTGACAATATAGACCATGCAGTGCTTATCAAGACGTTAGAAGTCAAAATCAAGGACAGCAGATTTATCAATATTATCAGAGCTTTCCTGAAAGCAGGTTATGTGGAAGATTTTCAATACCACACAACACTCTCCGGTACACCGCAGGGTGGAATTATATCCCCTATCCTGGCAAATATCTACCTGCATGAGCTTGACCGAAAAGTCATGGAACTCAAGGAAAAGTTTGATAAGCAGTCTACACGACACCAGACACCGGAATATCTTCATTTAGCAAAAAGACGACAGACACTTCAGAAGAAGATTGACCGGGTAAAAGGTGAAGAACGTGAGCTGGCAATTAAGGAATATAAAGCGGTGTGCAGCCAAAAGCTGAAAACACCTGCCAGAATGTCCGACGATAAAAAGCTTGTATACTGCCGATATGCTGATGATTTTCTAATTGGAATCAGCGGAAGTAGAGAAGACTGTGAAGAAATTAAGGAGATTCTGAGAGAATTTCTATCAACGCAGTACCATTTAGAGTTGAGTGCTGAGAAAACAAAGATCACACACAGTGCTGAACGAGTACGTTTCCTTGGTTATGACGTTGCGGTACGCCGAAGCCAGAAGATAAAGAAAAAGGCAAACGGTGTTAAACAAAGAACGCTGAATAACTCTGTAGAATTAACTGTACCTCTCGAAGATAAGATCATGCAATTCTTGTTCAAAAACGACATCATAGAACAAAAGCCAAACGGAGAAATTTGGGCGGTTTGCGTTCCAAGATTAAGACATCTTTCGGAAGTGGATATTGTGAACAGGTATAATGCACAAATCCGTGGCATTTGCAATTATTACTGCTTAGCAGCGAATTATGATAAGCTGAATTATTTCCGTTATCTTATGGAATATAGCTGTCTAAAGACGCTTGCAAGCAAAAGCAACAGCACAACGAGAAAAATTATCCAAAAATATCGTCATGACGGTAAATGGGCTATTCCCTATGAAACCAAAGGTGGTATCAATTATGCAAAACTCGTCTCGTTAGCTGACTGCAAAGCCGGTAAATTGATGTCCGATAAAGACCCATGGCAATACAAATCCTTTGACACGAAAAAGCTGTCGCAATATGTACGGCTAAGTGCAGGGGTATGTGAGCTGTGTGGTGATAATAGTGATTCCTGCTGTATTTATCATGCAGGTAAAATGAAGAATCTGAAAAGCACTACGGAATGGGGCAAGAAAATGCTTCACATGAGACGTAAAACGTTGATTGTTTGCCCGAAATGCTTCAAAAAGATTCACAGGGAACAAAATAAATGACATGTCAATAATGAATGGAAAGCCGTGTACATCGAGAGGTGTAAGCACGGTTTGGGAGGGGCTTTGTGCAAACCTGTCATCGAAAGATGATAAGGCGGCACACTGCTACCTCACGAAAGAAAACTGGTGGAAGCATTGGAGGAAGAAAGTATCTTCCGTCAGATGGCAACGGTTATCAAGACTTCCAACGGCGACCGCAAGATTCCGATTGTGACTTCCAAGGGCGAAGCAGTCTGGATGGACGAGGAGCAGCAGTATACGCTCTCCGATGATACATTCGGTCAGGCATCGCTTTCCGCATATAAGCTGGGAACAGCAATCAAGATTTCTGAGGAACTGCTGAACGACAGTGTATTTGACCTGCCGTCCTACATTGCCCGTGAATTTGCCCGTCGTATCGGTGCAAAGGAAGAAGAGGCATTCTTTGTTGGTGACGGCAAGGGCAAGCCGACAGGTATCTTCCATACCGTAGGCGGTGCAGAAGATGGTGCAACAACAACCGGTGCAAACATTACCTTTGATGATGTGATGGAACTGTTCTATTCTCTCAGAAGTCCGTACCGCAAGAAGGCTGTGTGGGTTCTCAACGATTCCACGGTTAAGGCACTTCGTAAGCTGAAGGATAACACAGGCAACTATATCTGGAATCCGTCTGTGCAGGCGGGTGTGCTGGATACCATTCTCAATCGCCCTTACAAAACATCAAGCTATGTGCCGGAAATCAAGGCTGGCAACAAGTGTATGGCATTCGGTGACTTTAGTTACTACTGGGTGGCT